ATTATTGCTGCCATGAGTATCTTAATTGATTTAGCTCGTGAATGTGATTATACTGAAGAGGACCTTACGATTATGGAAACCATGATTGCCGATGTTGTTTACGCATACATCAATTTCAACGGAGACCTTATTGGTCTTACCGAGGGTACGCACATTAGTGGCAATTCCCTCACCGTCATTATCAATGGAATTTGTGGCTCCCTTAATCTTAGAGCCGCATTCTACACCATGAATCCACCGAAATCGTTCGAGACTCGTTTGAAGTTTCGCGATAACGTTGCACTTATGACATATGGTGATGACAACATTGGTTCTGTCAAAGAAGGATGTGATAACTTTACAATCAAATCTTGCTCAAAGTTCTTGGAAGAATACGGTCAAACGTACACTATGCCAGACAAAGAGTCGGAGTTACTTGATTACTTACCTATTGAAGAGTTTGAATTCCTGAAGAGGTTTTCTGTTTACCATCCCAAATTGGGGTGTGAAGTAGGAGCTTTGCTTGACAAATCAATTTACAAGTCTCTTCATGCGTTTCTTAGACCAAAGGGTTGTCCCCTCACTGAGGAACAGGCCTGTGCGATGAATATCGATACAGGATTGAGAGAATGGTTTAACCATGGAGAAGACAAATATGAGAAACAACGTGTGCTTATGACTACTGTAGCTGAGCGTGCGGGAATTTCTCACATGTGCACTCGATTGAACGTGTCCTATAATGATTCAGTCCTTGAGTGGCACGAAAAGTATGCAGACCAACTTTAAATGGTTTGCCGTCACTGTGGAGACATAAAATCCACCCCAGTTTCAAATCTGATGGTAAGCAAAATTGGCTGGTACAATTGGATACCACATTGACTGTATATTTATATGTTTTGTAATTTTAGTGTAGGCTTTGTACCTTAACGGTCCCTAATGGGGAGTCGAGAGACGAGTACTCCGTGCTCAAATGTAAATATTTCGTTTTGTATACGTTAACCCGCGTTACAATCTGTACATAAAGGGGTTGGTAATTGTAAATTATTTCAAAATAAAGACATTAGCTTATCTGCCGAAGCTGATGCGCGACTAAAAGTCGAGCAAAAACTGGCATTTGCTGAAGAATTCACCTTTCTACCACAGTCAGGTAAATCGACAGCACAGGACGCTGAAATAACGCAGTCCACAACCGATCATGTCGAACAAAATGTAAAGTTCGCTGATCAAATTGCTCCATATGAGTACGATATTCACAGTGCGGTTGATCCCACACGTCGTCTTCAGGATACTGATGATGCTTCACTCCAGGATTTCTTTTCTAGACCTATTAAATTAGCTGAGATTAACTGGGGAACAGGCGTTCAGTTAAATGATGAATTTGACCCTTGGTCCCTGTATTTTGGGAACAAGCGTGTCGTCAATCGTATTGCTAACTTCAAACTCTTACGAGCAAATATGCACCTCAAATTTGTTATCAACGGTAATGGATTCCAATATGGTCGAGCTATCGCTGCTTATCAGCCTCTCGATCAGTACGACGGATTATCCAACTACGCTTTGATTAATGCAGATCTTGTGGGGTTGTCTCAACTCCCGCATATCTATATTGATCCTACGACGAGCACCGGCGGTGACATGACGTTGCCATTCTATTACTTCAAGAACTACGTTGACATTCCGACTTCTGGTTGGGACGATATGGGAAAGATTCTAATTCAACAGATCAATCCCTTGAAGCATGCCAATGGTGCCCTTGACAAATGCACGGTTTCCGTGTTTGGATGGGCCACTGACGTCCAAATGAATGTGCTAACTTCCCGCAATCCCGATTCCCTTGTTCCACAATCCGGAAAAGAGATTGATGAGGCTAATATGAAAGGTGTCATTTCTGGGCCGGCTTCCACGCTGGCTAAAGTTTCTAACGCCATGACTGTTATTCCTCCAATAGCTCCTTTTGCTATGGCCACAGCCAATGTGGCCACTGCAATCGGCGCCGCTGCGGCTTCGATGGGGTATTGTAGACCCCCTGTGACTAAGAATCCTGAACCATTCAGGAGTTTTCCTACATCACATCTAGCAGCAACAAATGTTCCAGATACTGCATTAAAGCTCACAGTTGATCATAAACAAGAATTGACTATTGACCCTCGCATATCTGGTCTGGGTCCAGAAGACCCAATGTCCATTAAAGAAATTGCCAAACGTGAAACATACCTGACTAAATTCACGTGGGCTGTCGGGACTTCTCCTGAGACGTTACTTTGGAACTCTCGGATTACTCCCGTCATATGGAACGAGTCACCAGCAGGTGGTGGAACCTATCACTTCCCCGCTTGCGCTATGGCTGCGCTCCCTTTCAAATATTGGACAGGTACCA